TAATTGCCATTTCAACCATATCGTCTGCAATCTCCAAAGCAATGCCGTAACCTTCTGTTGTCATAGTAATTTTGTCAGTATCATCAACCTCAATAAGAATTGTGGCTTTCATTTCTCTTGTGCCTTTCTTATTGCAGAATTAACTTTTGCTTCAAAATTAGTTCCACAGCCGCTAGATAACCAAACTTCTACTGCAATCAAAGCGTCTAGCATTTCTTCTATCTTAGCTTGTTGCTTTGTAAAGTCTTGAAATAGTGCCATATAGTTATTCTTAAAGCGTTCTATTTCAGCTTGTTGCTGGCGTAGCATTTTTCCTGACAATGTTATGTACTCATCTATATGGGCATATTCTCCTGTTTCCAATTCTTCGGCAACTAAAATTAAATGCTCTGCACTAAAATCAAATTTAATATTTTTTAGCTTGTAATTAAATTCTTTTGTGTGTTCTTCTAATGTGCGCATAGTCATTTCTCACTAGCCTTTCTTAGTATTGCTCTAGCAAAATCTTCCATATAAAGTTCACCAACACCATTCTTTTTCCAAGCATGGCAAACACTATCAGCACATTTCTTTATGTCATCTTCAGTTAAATCTTTTATTTGATGGGTGTAGAGTGGAATACCATTTTTTAATTGCTGGCTACCAATATAGCAGTCGTAGTGTGGCAATCTTTCAAGGTCGTATGGGTCTATGTATGCTACTGGTTCAATATTCATCTTTCCATCCATATCTTAAAAATAATTAAACCAATAAAAACCCAAAAAGCCATTCCACTTAATAAAAAGAATAAAAATAGTGTGTCCATTATTTTGCTTTCCTGGCAGCTATTTCTCGCTGAAGTATGTACCAAAACTCAGATTTAATGGGATTCATGCTTGCAATGCCATTAAGACACCTTTTTGATAGTCTTTGGCTTTAGATATAAGCTCAACTGCTACCTTATCTTTTTTTAAATCCCCATAAGCCTGGGTATAAGCTTCTTTTAATAAATCTAAAGACTTGGATTCTTTGATAACTTCAACCCATTCTTTAGCTGCTTTGGACAGGTCTACTTCTTCTTCATCAGGCAAATCTTCACCAGCATAGATATAAAGGCCAATACCAAATAGACTTATGGTCTTAACTAAGCAGCGCATCATGGCTGTATTTACATCCATTGCATTAGGGTTTGGAATGGCTTTGTTCATATTGTTAAGAACTGGCATCTGGCAGGTCATAGACTTACCCATAGCAGTTACAGTACAAAAAACCATAACTGACTCTGCAAAATAAACAGGGTCCCCAAAAGTCCATGTAGCAGATGGGTCATTTTGAAGTAGGGTATCAACTGCCCAGGTCCAAGAAAGATAAGTAAATTTACCTTTCTTTTCTGTATGCTCATTGACATTGATAAGTCTTAATTCATTAAAAGTTTTCATCACTTACTCCTTAATATGGGATTTTGGCTTCAGAAATCATATCAATCTGGTCGCAAATCAATTTATCGACCAATCCATCAAGCATTGATACTGCATGACCTTTGATGGAATCTTCATTTTCAAGATACTTTTTAAGAATGATTAGCTGAGAAATCAGGGCTTCATCTTTATTAAACCGATTCCAAATTGCATCTTCTTTGTAGTCGATTGTTGCTGGTTTTGTAGGTTTTGTAGTCATCACTTGCTCCTTAGTCGTTAATTTCAGATTCTGCTGCTGATCTTGCAAATTGCTCGTAATAATCTAATGCCAAAAACATTATTTTTCTACCTATTTGAGCATAATCGCCTGTATCAATAACCTCTTGTAAGGCATTGCCAGCATCTACACTTAATTCACTAATCGCTTCACCGATTGCAGTTGTTGTTCTGTAATCCCATGTTTGCCCAGGCTTCATCAGTTGCCAGGTGCGTTCCTCAATTTCATCGGTGCGGTCATCGTAGTCTTGTGGCTCATAGTAGGCATCAGCTTTATTCATATTAAAACCCTCCTAAAAGTGCATAAGCAAACATCAATCCAAGAACTACACCAAGACCTATTACTCCTATTGCATCTTTCATTTTCATTCCCTTCATCACTTGTTTAAGAGCTTTCAGTATAGACCAAAATTAAGGTTTGCAATAGGTTTTTTCAATTATTTTTCTAGGGGGATTCCCTAATGCTCGCATTTTCCTATATTTTTGCTATATGATAGAGAAAAAGGAGTAATACATGAACCCATCAGATTTATTAAAGATTGAATTTGGAAGCCTGATAAACCTGGCTGAAAAGCTAGGAATTAAGCCCCAGACAATCTATTTATGGAACTCTACTAAGGTTCCATTCAAATATTTACGACAAATTGAGGAGCTTTCAGAGCTGCGTTTAACAAGAGAAATGTTAAGACCTGATCTTTTTAAGAAGGGCTGAAATGCACTATTACCAACACAATATTGGGGATTATCGGAAAGATACTTCTCATCTATCGTTGCTTGAGCATGGAATTTATAGGCAACTTTTAGATAGTTATTATTTGGATGAAATTCCTTTAAGCAATGACCTTGCGAAGCTTATGCGTTCGCATAGCGTTCGGACTGCGGAAGAACAGCAATCGCTTCAAAACGTATTAACAGACTTCTTTGAATTGACTGAATTTGGGTATATTCATAAAAGATGCGAAGATGGAATAGCTAAATTTCATGGTAAATCAGCTAGTGCTAGAGCATCCGCAATGGCTCGCTGGAGCAGTAAACATAAGGAAGTTGATGCGAACGCATTGCTAACGCAATCCGAAGGCAATGCTAACCATAAACCAATAACCAATAACCATAAACCAATAAAAAACATACAGCCTATCGGCTTTGATTTATTTTGGGATGCTTATGATAAAAAAGTAGGCAAACCAAATTCACTAAAGGCATGGTCAAAAATAGCCTTCAAAGACGATTTATTACAAAAAATTGTTGAAAAGGCTAAAGCAGACAAAAAAGCCAAGCCTGATAACAAGTTTAGGAAAGACCCTGAACGCTGGTTAAAAGGTCAGCATTGGCTGGATGAGGTGGTAATTGAGCAAGCTCCTGAAGAAAAGCTAATGCCTTTAGGTACTGATGCTCAGATTGAAGCTGCTTATAGGATTGAATGTGGTGGAGATCCGAGTAGAGCCAGGTTCAACAGTTACCAAGAAATGAGGAAATTTATTCTAGATTTTAGGGATAAAAGGAAGGTGGCATGAATGAGTTGGCTCTTTTCGCAGGTGCTGGTGGAGGAATACTTGGGGGACATTTGCTTGGATGGCGAACAGTCTGTGCAGTCGAATGGGAAGCCTATCCAGCAAGCGTATTGTGCGCCAGGCAAAACGATGGACTTTTGCCGAGTTTCCCAATATGGGATGACGTTCAAACCTTTGATGGAAAGCCTTGGCGAGGAATTGTTGATGTCATTTCTGGCGGATTTCCATGTCAAGACATCAGCGCAGCAGGAAAAGGGGGGGGCATTGAAGGCGAAAGAAGCGGAATGTGGCGAGAGATGGCAAGGATTATTGGCGAAGTACGACCCAAATACGCATTCATTGAAAACAGTCCAATGCTCACTTCTCGAGGACTCGAACGAGTCCTTGCAGATTTGGCCCAAATGGGGTTCGATGCGGAATGGGGTGTGTTGGGAGCAGACTACATCGGACTGCCCCATCGGAGAGAACGAATATGGGTGTTGGCTTCCGACTCCAGTCACCAGCATGTGGAGAGGCGCAGCAAGCAAAAGATATTGGGGAAGCCAAGATTACAGGGCATCGTTTACAACCGAGTGGATAAGAACGAGCAAGGACTCAGAGCAATACTATCATCCGGATTATGTAGAACTCATAATGGACTTTCCGGACAAGTGGACAGAATTAAAGCCATTGGAAATGCACAAGTTCCAAGAGTGGCAGCAACCGCTTTTGAACTCCTTAAAAAACGATTAGATGGATGAAGAAAAGCATAAACATCGATGTGCTGTGCGCCAGCTTATTTATTGGCGAAGAACGTGGGGTTTGGCGCAATTTAGGATTTATTTGCAAAAAAGCAGATTTAGTAAGGAATTATTAAGAGATTTAGAAAACCAATGGATGAAGGGAAATAGAGCAGATGAATATGGAGAATGGAAATGAATCTTGAACAATTAACGGAAAACAGGGTGGAAGAAGCATTAATTAAACTTTCTTCTACAGATGAATCTCATGCAGCTTGGGCTGGTCAAGTTAAATACCTTGAGGAAGGCTTAAAACAGGCTAAGAGCCATTCTTTTCTATTGGCTGAAGGCACAGTAGCAGAAAGAGAAGCAAAGGCTCTATCAAGCGATAAATACGCACAAGCGGTACAAGCTTGGACTGAAGCTTTAAAACAATTTAAGAAAATAGACAATGAACGCAATCATGAAATGCGGATTATTGATATTTGGCGCACTTTATCTTCTAATCGCAGACAAGGAAATATGTAAATGAAAGACTTTAGCCTCCCTTATTTGGTATCAAAAAAGCTTTTAGAGGGTTATTACGATGCCATGCTCAAACAAAATGGACATAGAGCCTATGAATTAGCTACTGATTTAGTGGAAATGGCCCTTAAATTACAGGATATAGCTGGTGAAAATAAAGAAATTTGACCAAGATTTGCACGATAAGTACGATCCTCCAGCTAGAGCTGCGGTAGCTGAATGGATTTCTATGAAATGGGGATTTACAGCTTTAGATAATCCTGATATTTATGGAACAGACCTGATTATTCACAAAGGGGATAATCCTATAGGATTTGCTGAAGTAGAAGTAAGGCAATGGAATCCGTACTGCCCTTTTGATACTATCCATGTGCCAGTTCGTAAAAAACATATGTTAGAAGTGCCTAAAACCTTGTTTTTTGCATTAAATCAAGATATGACTCATGCTTACTGGATTAAAGGATTAACTGCTTTAGCTTTTCCATATTGGGAAATGAAAGATGATACTAAGCATGAACTTTATTATGATGTTCCAAAACATTTATTTAAATATGTGGATTTAACGGAACTTTTTTAATGACTAAAGCTGAAAAGGATGTATATGCTCGCCTGGCAAGATTGGGCTGTATTTTGTGCAAATGCAACGGCATACGAGAAACAGATGATTCCCCAACAGAAATGCACCATATACGAAGATTTGGTGGAAAACGAAAAAATGCCCCAGTTATCCCCTTATGCGCTTACCATCATAGACTTGGAGATTCCAGTATTCACCAACTTGGACATAAAGGATTTATTAAATATTGGGGTTTCTCTGAGGAAGATTTGTTAGAAAGAGTAAATGACTTATTACAAAAAGCGAGTGGATGAAAATCAAAGCCAGATATTTCATACTTTTATTGCTTTTGGGGCTAGTGTATGCAACCTTTCTACTGTGGGTCGTGGGTGTCCTGATGCCCTCATTGGCTATAAAGGAAAAACAGTCCTTGTGGAAATTAAGCGTGATTCCAAAGCCTCTTATACCGAACCTCAAATCAAATTTATGCAAGAATGGCGAGGCGGTGCAATCAGCCGAATAGATTCTGTAGATGCTGCCATTCGATTAATTAAAATGCTTGACATTGATTAAGAGCTATATAAAATCAAATAACTGCACTTTTGCAGACTTTTTAGCTAAAAGGAAAATTGAAATGGCAATGGGTAAAACAACTAATCCAAACAGCACCAAAGGCATACCAGCCAAAGGTGTAGTAGTTCCTAAAGGTGCAAGCAAGGCAGATATGTCTGGTGAACGCATGGAAAAATCTCATCGTGGTGGTGTAGCAATGGGCAAAGAAGATGCTATTGGCTCTGACAAAGAGTTCAATACTGGTCGTACTTCTGGCATTTGCTACGAACATAAGCGTACAGCTTATGGCGTAGAAGATAAATACGAAAAAGACCCAATGTAAAACGAAAACCCCTAGCACGTGAAGGTAAACTAGGGGTTCTCTAACCACAATTAATCGGAGAAACTGTGGCTATAAAAGAGCATAAAGACACTTGTAATTTATGTCGATTTTTTTCTTTTGGGGAAAGAATGGGCATTTGCAAGCGTTTTCCTATTGTGCAAAACAAATCAAATGATGATTGGTGTGGGGAATGGCAACCCTTGAAAAACCATGTAATTGAAGCCATAACTACTGGGTTAACTGTTACTTTTACTGAAGAACAGCCAAAAAAGAAACCAGGAAGGCCTAAAAAATCATGAAACTTAAGCCATTAGCAGACAAAATCGTAGTCAAACCTGACGTGCGTGAGCTATCTAGCATCATTATTGTTGATAATAAAGAAGTAGAAAACATGGGAACTGTCGTAGCTGTTGGCCCTGGCAAGAAATTATCAGGTGGTCGCAGAGAAGCAATGCCTATTGAAGTAGGAGCTAGAGTTCGCTTTGGCACTATGAATGATGATA